TCTACACTCTTTCCCTACACGACGCTCTTCCGATCTCTTCATGTCTGGGATGAAGAATCCAGAATGGCAGATAATGAGGTTATCTTCGGGGGAGGATCTGGAGAATGAGTGAAGACTGCAAGACAGAATCTGAAATTGGCTCGGTGAGTCAGGCTTGGGATTGGTCCTCCACCAAGCAACCTGCTCAGGAATTCCAAGCCACAGCCTGGGCTGGAGATGCTCTGTGGAGAAATCCAACTAGAACCTGTGCTCCGGAGCTGTTTACAGTAGCTCGGCTTGGGACAATTAAACTTGGCTCTTGGGCTAGCAAGCATATTAAAACCAGGTGGGAAGGCCAAGTCTGTGGAATCTATGATGCTCCTGGCCTCCGGATGGCTCTTCCTTTAGGAGACTCTGGAAAAACAATCGATCTGATCGATTATCTCAACTCAATTAAAGGCCAGGTCTCTGAAGGCAAATTTCAAGAATCTGTCACTTTGTGGTCTTTGTTCTGGATCTATTTAAATGCTCAAGCAAAAGTAATTGACAGTATTGCTGTCTGGCTATATACTAATAGCAAAGATTCTGGAAAGTTTTCTGAATCCCTGGTGTTTGATTCAGCCCGATTCATCCAAAGCCAAGCAGGGCTCCAGGAGAGAGTTCCCCTAGTCTCCCTGCCTTGGTTTGTTGAATGGCTTCAGCTGTGGGAAAGAATATCCCTGGCAGCTGCACCAGGCTTCGTCGATTCAGGAGCTTTCCAGGAAACAAGACAATTTAATTCAGCCCGATACAAGTCTGAATCTGGTAAAATCTGGGAGTATGTTATATTCTTCGGAGGTTATGGAGTTGGATCTGGCTATGGTTTAGGAGAATACGGAAAATGATTTGTAAAGGTACACTGAAATTAATTGACTCGAATTCTGGGAAAGTCATTCTGGAGCAGCACAATCGCTTTGTTACAAGTGGCTTGGCTAAGGTGGCTGAGATCCTTAATGGGGAATCAACAGAAGTCCCTAGTCATATTGCAGTTGGAACAAGTAACACTGCCTTGGCTGATGCGCAGACTGCTCTCCAGGGCTCTGAGCTCTCCCGGCAGGCTTTCTTTTCGCATACTCGCACTGGGAACTCAATTGAACTCATCTCTAAATTCCCGGCTGGTGTAGGTTCTGGTATCTGGGAAGAAGCAGGTATTTTCAATGCAGCCTCTGGTGGAACTATGTTTAGCCGGGCTCTCCTGGGCACCTACACGAAAAAAGAATTGGATTCTATTGAAATCCATTGGACCTACAAGTTCATTGATGATGGAGTTGATTAATGGAAGGACTAGCTGTGAAAGGTTATGTCAAGGTTTGGAAAGATGGAGCCCTTATTCGTGAGGGCTCAAATCGAGTTGTGGAAAAGGGCTTGGAATGTCTGGCTAAACTGATAAATTCTGAATCAGTCACTTTACCGACAATATTCAGCTTCGGCACTTCCAGTGCCGCGACGATTGATTCCATGGAGGCTCTTCAAGGAACCAAGCTGTTTAGCAAACAAGCAACCTTGACACGGGATACCAGGACCTTGAAGTGGGCCTGGGAGGGAAGTTATGAAGAGGACTCCAGCGTAACTGTTGGTGAGATTGGAATTTTCAATCCGGGGAATCTTATGCTGGCTCGGTTTGTTCCTATTCCAGCTTTTACCCTTGCAAAGGGTGCTACAATTAAGATCTCTTGGGAAATTAAAATAGGAGGATAATATGGCAGATACAACTACGACTGTATATGCTTTGAGTAAGCCTGATAAAGGTAAGCAAGACTGGGATGTGCCATTGAATACAAACTTTGACACTATTGACCAAGGGCTTGCTTGTGCTAGGACTCATTATAGAATCAAGACCTTAACCTTTGCTGAAGCTATGAATATTCAGTTTGAATCTGCCTATGCTGAATATTATTTAGCAGCTACAGGTAATATTACTAGCATGGCACTTGATTGGTCTAAAATGTTTGAAGCAAACAAACCTGGAAATGCAGTTACAGTTCAGCTTAGAATAGTACCGTCTGCAAATATTAGTATCGCTTGGCCGAGCAATGTAGTCTGGATGAATGGTGCAGTTCCTAGATTGAATGGAACTAAGGTGATGAGAATTCAATTTGTTTTTGCATCTGACCATCAAATTGTAAAAGGCTCCTTTATGGGCTGGGAGGGTTAGTCAATGGCTTTGGAATCTGTTGAAAATCCTTTAGGGCAGCTGCCTAATCCATACTCCATAGGGCAGGTTTTATACAATGCTGCTAATACAGGCTCTGCTATGATTCAGTGTATCCTGAATCTCTACCCAGGGACCTATTTAATTAAAGCCGCATCTGGTGGTGGAGCCTCTTTTTGGGTCTCCGGATACTGGTGGAATGGTACTCGGCAAGGTGGTGCCGGAGGAGTCTGGGAAGGTCAGATCCGGCTTGATAAAATAGCCAGGTTCCAGGCTGATGTAAAACCTCAGAATGGAAATACTGGTGGAGATATGGCGATTTATCTTGATGGAACCAGGTTGTTTTATATAGGTGGTGGCCAGAGAGGGGGTCAAGATGCAGAGGCCTATGGTGGTGTGCTCACCCAGGACGCCGCCTTGGCTCAGTATGTAGCAGCTGCTGGGAATCAGGTCAGCATTGCACAGAATGGCCCTAATGGAGCTTGGGATTCAGTTTCTTTTGGTTCTCCAAATCTGCCTAGAAACCGAGGTGTTTCTACTATGCAAACAGGTATGACTGAGGGTCTGTACTGGGGCATGGGTGCAGGGACCTCCTCAAGTGCTGGTGCGACTCCTGGTGGGTTTTTCCTCCAGCGAGTTGGTTAGAAAGGAGAAGAAATGGTAGCAAATTCAAATCCAGTGGCAAAAATTCATGCTCCTAATTTCTGGGGCTTTGAAAAATTCTATTGGGATCTGGTTAAGAATATTCCAGAATGGATGAAGCGGCAAGGGGTTGAACTCAAGTATGCCTATGGTTGCTTCCCCGGGATGCTTTGGAATGGTGGGAGACCTCAGAATCCAGCCAAGTTGCATGACCTGGCCTTCACTGTTGAGCAGGAGATTCTTGGTTATAAGAAACTAGGCATTGAGCTTGAATTGACTTGTAATAATATCTCTCTGCTTCCAGAGGACTTCCAGGATCCTTATTGTAATGAAATCCTAGGGATCTGGGAGAAGTATGGATTAACTGTGATAGTAGCTCTACCACAGCTTGCTCAGTATATCAAGAAGACCTACCCTGGAATCCGGCTCAAGAGATCCTGTGTGGATTGGCAGGATAATAATCCAGGTTTTGACTACGACCTGCTTGTCCTAGATCAATTTGAGGGTGGGAATGCTGGATTGCTCCAAAGTCTGGATGCGGAAACCAGAGCCAAGACTGAACTGGTAGCTAATGTTGAATGCATTGACCACTGTCCTAATTTCCATAAGCATCATAAGGTAATGTCTGATCTCCAGCGATTTGGTAGGACATCGGAGTATTTCACCTGTCCACTGCTGAAGAAGATTCCCTTGGTGATGCCAATATATCATTCTACTAAGGCCAAGCATTATATCCAGCCAGGCTCTTTGCCCAAACTGGCTAAGCTTGGCTTTCAGCATTTTAAATTAGTCAGCCGATGCTACACAGGCCAGGCAATTGATAGTATTATTAAATACACCTGCCTGTCTGCTTATAAATCAGATCTTGTTGCTAGGGCCTACCTGTGCTTTGGAGTTCCCAAACGAATTGGTGAACCTGTTGATTATAACTTTTTACTCGGAGGGGAGAAAATAGACGATGACACAAGAAAATTCTTACAAATATGGTAAATTAATTGGCCCGAGAGAGATTCTGTGGGCTCCAGATTATGACCCGATTCGGAATATTTCTGGATATGACAACCGGCCTGACCTTATGCTTGAGGATGGATACCTGCCAGTGCACTTGAATCCAAGACCAAGCCAGATGGTTGAACCAGAGTATTCTTATATTCAAAAAGAAGGTTACATTGATCAGGTCTGGGTAGATCAATATGTGGCTCCTACTCTGGCTGAACTCAAAGCACAAAAACGCCTGGACATCAACTATTGGCGAATTGAGGAGAGAAAAACTGGCTGGGCTGAATTTGATGGAGCTAAGTTTGGAATAAAGGAGCAGGATCAGAATAATATCAACTCTATGTCTACAATAGCTGGCCTGATGCTCAGCGGCCAGATCCCAGTGCAAAACCAAGTCCTCCGAGATTTCGATGACAAGGATCATTTATATGCACCAGGCCAAATCATTCAAGTTGGCCTTGCTATTGGAGAAGCTGTGAATAAATACTATTCTCATAGCTGGGAATTGAAAAAGATGGTTGATGAAGCTACCTCAAAAGCAGCACTTGACCAGATCACTTGGGACTCAATTAAAACACCTGGAGTAAATGCCTAATGTCTATTGATAAATCCACGAAATCAAGCAGTAATTCTAATCCGAGTATCCGAATTGAAAACAAAGCAGGTGGAGGTGAAAACAAGGAAGCACCACTGATGATTGCTTCTGGAAATGTTTATCTCCGCCTCGGATTTCTTTTCATGCTTGGCTTGCTTGGATTTCTCATTTGGAGTCATATTGAACTAATGCAGGTTCTGCAAAGTCAAACAAGAGCAATTATATCAGTTTCTTATACTGTTGGACAGCATGAGAACCTGATTAAACAATTGGAGATAACCAATGGAAAAGACTGCAAACCTTAAGCTGAATCTACCTGCACAAGGAACAGCTGATTGGAATGTTCCTCTGAATGAAAATTTTTCTATTCTGGATAAAGGAATATTCAATGCACTGTTCCCTGTGGGGGGAGTCTATATTGGGACAATGAGTACTTGTCCTTTGCAGGCTTTAGGGATTGGAACCTGGGAACTCATTGCACAAGATAGAGTTCTCCAGGGTTCCAGTTCAAGCCATGCTGCTGGGAGTTTGATTGAGGCAGGATTGCCAGAGATCTGGGGTACAGCTCGAGATGTTACTTCAAAGGCAGATACATCTAATATTGCGACTGGAGCTTTCTATCCCACTCAAAATACCGCTGGTGGTCAAGGTGGAACGTATAATGGAACTAATAGTTCCACTTCCTACTGGCGAACAGGATTTGCAGCATCAAGATGCTCATCAATCTACGGCAAATCCTCCACTGTCCAACCACCCGCCTATGTTGTTAATATCTGGAGAAGAGTTTCATAAGGAGCCCTAATAATGAAATATCAAAAAGGACTTGACTCGACTAAAGCTTGGCTAAGAACAGCCTGCAAAGAAGAAATAGAAACTATCTTAGAAAAGGCAGGTCTTTCCGATCAAAAGGCTAGAATAATTCTTCTGAAATACTGTAAAGAGAAATCTAGGTTCCACATAAGCACTGATGACAAGGTTAATCTAAATGAATCTGGTGTATCAAAGAAAACCACAGCAGCCTTGAGAAAGATTCATGCTGCTCTTCAGTGGCTAGGGATTCTGGATTAAAAGGGCTGGGATTGCTCGGGTGTGAAAATCCAAAGCAATCCCAGCTCTTTTTGTTTTAATTATCTCCTTCCCGCCCCCCCACTGCCACAAATTTACCATAAATTACCCACAACAAATCCCAGCTCCTGTGTTATTCTAATCATGTAATTACAACAAAAGGAGTCAAAACAATGTTTAATCTTTCCTCAATTCTCACTACTGCTGCACAGGCTATGGCTAAGCGCTTTGTGGCTAGTGATTCCATGTATCAGCAATATAAAGCATTCTGCTCCCAGCTTGGTATGGCTGAACCATCTCGTGCTGAATTCGATCAGTTTGTAAATATGTTCAATACTACAAGTCCTGAGGACAAGATGAAGCAGCTGCAAAGCATAACCTCTGACCAGATTTCATCTATTGTCAGCAAGGTTGGCATTCCAGGTGCTCCTAAAATGTAATTATTTCTTGTTAATCAAAGAGGAGACCTAAAATGAACAATGAAGGAATGGGAAGCTGGGGCTTTCTGGCGTTCTTGATTTTCGCAATCTTTGCCTTTGGTGGAAACGGCTTTGGCGGTTGGGGAAATCGTGGAGTTGGTGCTGGTGCTGTTGCTGCTGATATTGGTATCACCAGTCAGTTGGATAACATCCAGGCACAGAATTTCTACAACTCCTTGAACAATGGTATCTCTGGTATCCAGAGCGCCTTGTGTCAGGGCTTTGCAGGAGTCAACCAGACTGTTAACACAACCGCTGCTGCAGCTGCTTTGCAGAACTCTGGGCAGACCAGGGAAATTCTGTCTGCCATGACTGCTGGCTTTGCTAGTATTGGTAACAAAATTGACCAGAATACTATCACTGCCCTGCAGACTGAAAACGCTCGTCTGTATGCAGATAAATCCAATCTGCTCCAGAGCGTCGGCTTCAATGAACGCTTGTATGGTCTGGAGAAACAGTTCCAGGCTTGCTGCTGCTCTACCAGCAACATGCTTGACCGGATCTGGGATAAAATCAATACTCCCACCACGAGCACTGCGACTGCTTAATCTGATTCAATCTAAGGAAGGGTTCTTCAAGGGCCCTTCCTTATTCTAAAAGGAGAACCAAAATGGGATGGTGTAAGAAAATGCTGGAAGAAGCTGAAGAGAAGAATCTAGCATTGGAAAGAAAAGTAGAAGCTCTGGAAGAACTAGTTGAATTAATTGATTGGGCCTATGAGCAGAATCCAAGCCATTGGCATAAGCATAAGGAAAAGGCAGAATGTCTTGTCTATGGCTGGCATTTCACAAAAGAATCTGCTGAGAAAGCAGTGAGTGAAATGAAGAATGAAGATGGCAGTGCAGGTCAGTACTGGTCAGTCAAGGATGCAGCTGATCTTGCGGCTTCTCTTCAAATTGATTTCAATCAAGAGAAATTCAATCTCTATGATTTCTACTATGTTCTAAATATGGAGCGGAGCGATTACTTCGAGCCGAATGAGAATCCACAAGTTTATATAAACCGAGCCTTGAAGTTCCTACGGGATAAGGATGGGCCGGAAGGTAAGGCTAAGAAATACTACCTGATGCCAAGACCGTGATGCAAAGGCTGGGAATTAAAGCTCCCAGCCTTTTCTTTTGCTCTATTGACAGATCACTGAGACTATGTTATAATAGCTTTGATTAAACCAAAGAAAGAACCTAGTATGGAATATTTATTAGAAATCTGTGTGTCAATTACGACAGTCCTGGTTGGAGCAGTTATCAAGCAATATTATAATCTAGCCAAGGAAATTGAGCTAATCAAGCTTAATATAGCCCAGAACTATGTTACTAATAAAAGCATTGAAAAACTGGCACAGAATCAGGAAAGCATGCTTGCACAATTAATCCAGATCCGGATTGATTATGCAACTTTGTTTGAAAGGGAGAGACATCTTGAAAAGGCAAAAGAAACAATTCGAGTTGAGTAAGAGAAGTAAGGAGAGACTAGAGGGCCTGGACCCGCGCCTGGTTGCTCTTGTGGATGAAATTCTCTGGTACATGGATGTAAGTGTAATTGAGGGAATCAGATCTGTTACACAGCAACAGGAGAATATCAAGAAAGGAGTCTCTAAGACTATGCGGAGCAAGCATCTGGTTGGCAAAGCTGTTGATCTCTACCCCTATCCAATTCCTCGTTTAGCAAATGGTGAGATTGATTCAAATGCTAAAGTCTGGAATACTCTTGGCAGAGTTGGCACATTTTGTGCCGGAAAGCTAGGCTATCCTGAGATCTCTTGGGGTGGTTTTTGGACAAGCCTTGTTGATAAACCCCATTTTGAGATTGAGGAGGATTAATCATGCTGCACAGCATATTTCAGTTTTGTTCTGAGAATTTCGAAACTGTCGCTACTATTATTGGCTCTGTGGTTACTGGAGCTTCTGCTATTTGTGCTCTGGTGCCTGGGTCAGGCTGGGTAAAGAATATTCTGAATATCCTGGCTTTGAATGTCAGAAATGCTAAACCGGAGCAGGTGAACAAGGCGAAAAAGATCATTGATACTATCGCTGTTGCCACAGCTCCAAATGAGAAAGAGAAATAAATGAGTGAAAGACTAGTACGTTTGGACCAGCTTGCAATAGGCTTGACTCCAGATCTTCCGGATCAGACTCCATCTCTCTGGGAAGACGGTAGGAATGTTCTTTTTGTAGACAAAGAACTTCAGCCTTTGCCTGGTCAAATTCCTCTTGTTAATACAGGCTTGAAAATCAATGCTATGAATCGTACAGGGGATTTGGTTTTCCTTGGCACCAATACAAGCGTGCTAGTCTACTCAATCTCTCAAGTAAAGATTTATAATGTAACTCCAGCAGGTGATAATTCAACAGGGCCTTGGAGTTTTGTTGCATATGGGACCTGGATGATTGGTAGTCATGGTGGAAAGGTTTATATCTGGAAGCCGGGGAAAGAGGGGGAGAATCCGCCGCAGTTTAGCTTGATTTCAAATGCACCTACTGGGGTGGTTTTTCTGCTCAAGTTTAAGAATTATGTCCTGGCAGTTGGAAAAGAATATGTCTATTGGTGTGATGATGATAATCCAGAGCTCTGGACGCCGGAGCAAGATAATCAGGCAGGTTCCTTGTTCATTCGGGACTGTCAAGGAGACATCATTGGTGGGGTTGCTAATGATGATATTGCCTTGATTTGCACACAGAAAGAGGTTATTAAGCTGAATTATCTGTCCACTCCTTATATATTTGGCTATAAGAAAATCTTTGAAGGAGCTGGAATTTGGAATCATAAGAGTATCACTATTGTTAATAATACAGTCTTTGGATTTGGGCCTAATGGCATCTGGTGCTCAAACGGGTCTAGCTTTAGCTATATTGACAAAGGCAAGGTTAGTGATACAATCAGCACTAATATGAATATCTCTCTGGCTGAACAATGCTTTGTTGGTGCTTGGAATATTCTCCAGCATGTTTTCATTTTTGTTCCTCAGATGTCCGGACAGATTCTCTGTTTTGGATTCAATATGGTGAATAATCTTTGGACCTTATTGAATTGGGACAGGGCTTGTGCCTATCGAGAATACTGGTGTGATAATGATGGGGTCTTGTATATTGATGACTTGAAGAGCGCTGCTAATCTGAGTGAGGGGGATGGGATCTTGACTCTTGGTGAAAACATCACTGGAGGCCTTGGCTTTGGCTATGGGAAGATTGAACAAAGCAGCTATGGAGGTGTATTATGGTTTCAGGGCTAGCAAAAATTGAAATCAATGGGAAGCTGTATAATTCAGCTAGTGCTGCTGAAGAATGCTGGATTGAGAGTAAGGATTTGGATCTGGATAACTCTGCTCAGAAATATATAGACACTTTCTTTGTAGAGCATAAATCAGCAGGGGAGACTGAAGCTAAGATTCAATTCGGCTGGAGAGACCGGCTCCAAGATCCAATCACTTGGGGAGAGGAATTTTCTATTAAAGATCTGGATTTAATCAACTGGACTAGATTCACAGCTAGGTATTTCAAAATAAGAATCAAGGATAAAAATCCAATCTGGCTTTGGAAACTTAGCTGTATTGATATATTTGGCCAGCAGGTACAAGGGAGACTCTAGTAATGCAAAATTTTCCTAATCCAAATGACTTTGATGACTGGAGATCTTGGGCAAGTGAAATGCAAAAACAGGTTGAACAGGAGTTCCTCAGGTTGAGCAGTCAGAGTCCAAGGTTGATGGTAATAAAAGAACAACCTGGAAAAGCAAGAAATGGCTATCCAATTGCAGGAAAAGGAGATTTGATTGGGGTTCTGGAAACAGATGCAACTACCAATCCTGTCCTGAAAATCTGGTGGGAGGGACAATGGAGAACGATTTAGGAATCCAGGCCTTGTACAAGCATGAACTGACCCTGATAGAACCCTATGGTGGGGATCTCAAGGTACTCTGCATCGGTCCTTGGAAAGCTTACGGAAATGAGCACTGCCAGTTTATTTTCCAGTATTTACTAGATCGGAAGAGCACACGTCTGAACTCCAGT